CGCAGCCAGTTTTACTGGTAGTATAGATGGGGGTGACATAGATTCTGGAACCATCGCTGTGGGTCGTCTTCCAGATGCGTCTACAAGTGTGCAAGGTGTTGTGCAGTTGAATGACGCGACAGACAGTACATTAAGCACAAAAGCTGCAACCTCAAAAGCTGTCAAGTCAGCCTATGATCGTTCCTCGTGGGGTACGGGTTCGTTTACAAACACAACGCCATCTGCATCTACGGGGACTGGGGCTCTCACAGTATCTGGAGGTCTCGGTGTTGCCGGAAATGTTTACGCAGCCAGTTTTACTGGTAGTATAAATGGAGATGACATAGATTCTGGAACCATCGCTGTGGGTCGTCTTCCAGATGCGTCTACAAGTGCGCAAGGTGTTGTGCAGTTGAATGACGCGACAGACAGTACATCAACCATAAAAGCTGCAACCTCAAAAGCTGTCAAGTCAGCCTATGATCGTTCCTCGTGGAGTACGGGTTCGTTTACGGATACTACGGCATCTTTATCTACGGTGACTGGGGCTCTCACAGTATCTGGAGGTCTCGGTGTTGCCGGAAATGTTTACGCAGCCAGTTTTACTGGTAGTATAGATGGGGGTGACATAGATTCTGGAACCATCGCTGTGGGTCGTCTTCCAGATGCGACTACAAGTGCGCAAGGTGTTGTGCGGTTGAGTGACGCGACAGACAGTACATTAACCACAAAAGCTGCAACCTCAAAAGCTGTCAAGTCAGCCTATGATCGTTCCTCGTGGAGTACGGGTTCGTTTACGGGTACTACGGCATCTTCATCTACGGTGACTGGGGCTCTCACAGTATCTGGAGGTCTCGGTGTTGCCGGAAATGTTTACGCAGCCAGTTTTACTGGTAGTATAGATGGGGGTGACATAGATTCTGGAATCATCGGTGTGAGTCGTCTTCCAGATGCGTCTACAAGTGCGCAAGGTGTTGTGCGGTTGAATGACGCGACAAACAGTACATCAACCACAAAAGCTGCAACCTCAAAAGCTGTCAAGTCAGCCTATGATCGTTCCTCGTGGAGTACGGGTTCGTTTACGAGTACTACAGACTCAACAAGTACAACGTCGGGAGCGCTTCAGGTAAGCGGTGGTTTGGGAGTGGCCAAAAAGATTTACGCCGGTGACGATATTACCGCCTTTTCAGACAAACGTTTTAAATCGAATATAGAGAGAATTGAAAACGCCCTCGATAAGGTGTGTCAAATGGGTGGATACACATTCGATCATCGAGGTGAACGAAAAACAGGTGTTTTAGCACAGGAGGTGAAAGAAGTTCTCCCGGAAGCTGTGTACGGTTCTGAGGAGACGACATATTCTGTGGCATACGGTAACCTAGCGGGTATTCTCATCGAAGCCATCAAAGAACTTCGAAATGAAATTCAACAATTAAAATAAACCATTTTTACCAAGTTTCATAACTCAAACGAGGTAAAAAAGGGGATCCTTTTACTTTTCCATAGAATCGGCGAGTGCCAAAATAAGAACGCCGACGACAAAAGCCATCACTGCGTAATTACATTCTGTTTCTTCGAGACCCGTTTTGGTCTCAGGTTTTTCCACGACGGCTACTTCCTGACGCCGCACGGGAGGTTCTAGCTCCTCAAGGGGACAATAACCTATCATTATTATACTTTACTTAGAGATTAATTTCGGTCTTCTTTTTTCTGCGGGTTCTCTTTGGCTTGGACGCGTCGACGTTCACCTCCTTCACCTCACCCCCTGTTGATTCGCCAGAAATCGAGACAATGTCAGAGATATCATCGTCATCAACTTGTTGTGTGGTCGCGCTTATAGTTGATGTATTCATTGGTGGTGGTGGTGGCATCATGATTCCACCCATGAGACTGGAAATGTCAACACCGGGGCCTCGCATCTCATAGTTACCCGTACCACCGACTGGAGCATCGACTGCGGGTTGGTCTGGTGATCGCGTCGTATTTTGGACAGCAGTCATCATATTCTTTACGAGATCTGGATTCTGTTTGAGAACATCATTCATATTTGGCAACGCTGTCTTAAACATGCTATTCGTCAAGTGAAACATCATCGCCGAACCACCAAGCATCATGATAAGCTTGATTTCTGGTGCGACTGTGACCTTGGACCTGTATTTAACATATAGTTCTTCGAAAACACCATCATAGTCGTCGACATTTTCCATCACTGACTCAGACCAACCCTCAAGCTGAATCTCAAATGGGTTGTACCTCTTGTTAAGGAATTCAAGACCTGTCACACAGGCAATTAGCATGCGCCTGGAGAATCGGATAGATTGTTCCACGTCAATACTATATGTAATTCTCTTTACTTCAGAGCGTAGTTCTTCAAGATTTGAATACGCATTGAGTCGTTTGTTTACATTAAACCCCTTCTTTTCAAGTCGAGCCAACTTGTTGAGAAGGTCGGTTTTTTCTTCATCGACCGACGTGTACCCCTTGGACGGTCTTTCACTTTCTTCACCACCCATTGGTTCGTCGTCATCATAAAAAGTTGGTTCATCTTCACCGTAGTCAACTTCTTCGTCGGGGTAAGATTGGGTGGGGGCTGTTTGTTTGTTTGGATTTACGAACGCATCCATAGCTTCTTGGTGTTGTGGTTGTGGTTTAGGTCTCCTCGGATCAGCCTGACGATGCACAGGCTGGGGTCGGGGAATTGAAATTTCAATCTCATCCATCAGGGCCTGTTCGTCAGCGTCCAATTTCATCACATGAGTACTACCACGATCAATGACTATTTCTTCGTCCATCTACTCTCTATAAGGAAACTATTAAATTACCTTTAACGCACTTTAGAAAAATATATATGTATATTATAAATGTTTAAGTTCAACCGAACGAACCGAAACGCGATCACATCGATCCTCGTTCTCATGGCGATCATCATTGTCCTCTCTACTATGCGAAGTGGTTATCAACCCAGACCAATCACCATAAAGACGGTGAGTGAAAAGTCTATCTTTGATCTCGAACACAAGTTGGAGTGTGCGGCTGGACAAGGAAAGGAGGGTAGTCCATATTCTATGAGCCTCACTCCAGGGGGTCTCTGTGGTGCGTCCAAGCTTGTCGACGGACACGCGTCTTATGGAATTGAGGGGGGAATCGGTGGATCTTTAATCTAAGCTAATATAAATGGCGCTGATCACTTCACCCACTGAGACCATTCCAGATCTCAATTATGAATATCACACTATCACTTTAGATTCCATTGGACAAGCGAGTGCCAATACTTTTACCTGTTATCTTGAACAACCACTTCGTAACGTTGTTCAGGCTAGACTCCTTGCAGCCCACATTCACTCGAATGTAGTGACTGAACATTGTTATGTTTCCATTGAAGAACTTGATACAAACTTCAATGATCGTGCATCTAATGTTCTCGGTGGTCAGTCAACCATGACAATTCTTCGCAATGCGTTTGCGAGTCTCGTGACAGAGAACACTTCACACGCCACAGGTGATTCTCTTATCGTGTTTAAAGATAATTATCCAATTGCCAACCAGTACATTGACCCCATCAGTCGCGTGGATCGCTTCAGGGTTACGATTAGGGATCAAAATGGAAACACTATCAAAAATCCATCCGTCTCCGCGGACAACTTTTTGGTGATTCGTTTCGTGTGTAGAAAACCAAACTTGTAATTTTCTTATATTAAAGTAGTATACAATGTCTTCGGGTATTGTTCAGTTAGTGTGTATGGGAGCTCAGGATGAACACATCGTCGGTGATCCTGAGATTTCATTTTTCAACTCAACATTTAAACGACACTCCAACTTTTCACAGTCCATCGAAAAGCAGGTAATTCACGGTGCCGTGAAAAACAATTCACTCTCAACGATTAAATTCGAAAGAAGTGGAGATCTACTAGGGTACACCTATTTCACGATAGATAACGGTGCAGAAGCTAGTGAAAGTTCAAACTGGGAAAATTTGATTGAAAGTGTACAACTCGTCATCGGGGGTCAGATCATCGACGAACAAGATTCAACATTCTGTGAGAATATTGCTATCGATATGTTGGCCCAAAATGTAACAAAGAGTTCAAACGGACCACACCCAGGTGGTAGCAGCGCGAGTTCCTTTTTTTATCCACTTCGATTCTTCTTTTGTGAAGGTCCGCAATCGGCGATACCACTCGTCGCGCTTCAGTATCATGATGTCGAATTGAGAATACGTTGGGGGTCAGGTGCCGGTGCTTATAATTGGGAATGTTATTCAAATTATTATTACCTCGACAACGAAGAACGTGGTAACATTGCCTCGAGAAGTCATGATATGTTGATCTTCCAAGTCCAAAAGAACATTGGTTCTGGTGATCAGATTCAAAATTTGAATTTCAATCACCCAGTAAAGTTTATCGCGAGTTCAAATAATTCAGGAAGCAGTCCCCTCGCGTCACAAACAAATCGAATCAAACTGAGTATAAACGGTGTAGATCTTACATCATACAGGTGGTCTAGACCACATTATATGGATATTTCTCATTATTATCATACAAATTATGTAACATCACCGGATGTATTTATGCATGCATTCTGTATGACAACAAGTCTCAATCAGCCAACGGGTTCACTTAATTTCAGTCGTATAGAGAATGCCAAAATACACAGTGAAACGAATACATTGAATGATACGATATATGCCGTGAACTATAACATTCTTAAGATTGAGAATGGTATGGCGGGTTTGGTATATGCAAATTAAAATCAGGGATTATATAAATGGTGAAAGCAACAGGTGTCACCCAACCTACTCACAAAGTACGATTGGGTCGTCTTACCGAGTGTGATCAACCACATAACTCAATAGTATTGAATGCATCGAATGCTAAAATTGACAACATTGAACACAGTGGATTTTACGTGTCACCTATAAGAAGTTCGTATTCTTCAAATTTGTTGGCATATGACACCACAACAAAAGAAATTGTAGACATCGGAGGTCATAAGTTAAAGATTTCTTCTTTAGAAGTAGAAAACCTCGATGTTGTGAATTCAAACACGGTTCATAATTACTATGTCGATAATCCCATTTTTGAAATAGCCAAAGGAACACCACGCACCACAGAAGATATTGGTATCGTTATGCATCGCGTGGGTGGTAATGTAGATATCAAGTTTTCTGAAAAGGACAACCATCTCTCAATAAATAAGGATCTCTGTGTAGATGGTACGATAAAAGCTAAATTTTTTGAAGGTGACGCGGGTCTTCTTTCAAATGTTCAACTCAACTTTGAAATCGGTGATACTTTTGAAAATCTCAATGTGACACGAGAATTAAGGGCCGATGGTAGTCTTCTTTCAAATATATCTATTAAACAGTTGAAAGATCTCGACGGAGCTTCACTCGATCTTGAAAATGTGTATCTAAACGGCGCGCTTCGCTCAAAAAAATCCATTTATTCTCAAACAAGTGTGATCGCACCATCTTTTGTGGGTGACGGTAGAAAACTTGAAGGTATCGCACTCAAAGAAGATGTTGAAACACACACGAAAGACATTGAAGAAATAAGAACAATTTTACCAAATATCAAAAAAGTTGAGAATGAAATAAAACGTGTCGAAACGAGTATTCCCAATTTAGGTCCAATTGAAAATAAAGTAAATGAAGTTGAAAAAAGTATCCCAAGTCTCGAACCCCTGAATTTACGTGTGGGTACTTTGGAAACTTTATCACAAAATCTCAATCATAAAATACAAGATGTTGAACAGAGTGTCAAAGAATTTAAACCAGAAAAAGTTGATCTCACACACATAGAAAATAGTATTGAAAAATTGAAAATTGATTTGAATAAAATAGATAAAGTTGAAAAAAATATTCAACCAAAATTTTTACACTTACATAGGATTATTGATAATATTCCAAAAATTCCAGACTTGACAATCCCCTTGTCTCAACTTAATTCTAAAATTCAAACAATGACTACAGAATTTGAAAAGTCTATAAAGTTGACAAAGATAAATGTTTTAAAAAATATAAGTATAACTGAAAAAAAATTAGAAACACTTGTAAACGAAATACAAAAAGTTGAAAATAGAATTCCAATACTTGAATCATATATATCAAATGTTCATACGATTGAAAATGATGTTGTGATTTTTAAAGAAGATATACCCAAACTTGATGATCGTATAAAATCACTCGAAGAGTATACTCCACCACTCCCAACACTTCAAAGCGTTACCACGTGTGAGAGTAATACCGTGTGTAGTGTAACATTTGAAAATCCTGGTACCTCTATGTCGACACTTGGTAATATTGGGGTGGGTACAAATACCCCGTCTTCGAGAATATCAATTTACAGCGAACCCAATATAACTTCGGAATTGGGTGAAGTTAATGCGATTAAAATTAATGAACTTGCACAAATAAATGCGTATACAAAAGCTAACGCTGGATTAAGTTCAGGTAGACCAGGTGGTATTGTTTTCAAAACGAAGAGACCAAATGGAAGCCTTGGAGATAGTATGACTATTGATGGTAACGGCTCGGTGACGATTGGTTCGAGTACCGCGTATAAGTGTGCGTCGTTGTCAATAAACTCCACGACAGGTGGATTGTTAGTGCCTCGATTGACGAGTGAACAAATTGAAAATATTAAAAAACCCGAACCTGGTCTCATCGTGTATGACACAGAAAAAGACACATTTGTTGGATATAAAAAATCTGGTTGGACCGAACTTTTCTAAAATAAAATGACTTATTATATAAATGGTGAAGAACCTGAACACTATTGAAAGATCCGAGAGGATCAGAATAGGTAAATACACACCTGACGAGCAGGCAATAAATTCTATTATCATTAACGCCTCCTCGGAAATTTTGGAAGCAAACACAAGTGGCTTTCATGTGACACCTATTCGCAAAGATTCGAGTGTTCTGTCAAACACACTTGTATATAATACAGTGACTAAGGAAATTGTAGATTCGGGAGAAAATATAGATAAATCACTCGAAGATGTAACAGCCACTGGAAATACCACACCATATACCGTGGAATTTCAAAATGCAAATACAAGTTTGGTTACAGTGGGTTCAGTTGGTATAGCAAATGCAAATCCCGTACATACCCTAGATGTGGGAACGAAGTTCTTTATCGACGAGAATGGGTCAAATGTTATGGATGTCACAGGTAACGTTTTCGTGTCGGACACTTTATTTATTGTTGGAAATTTGGAAGTGTTGGGGGATACAATCCTAGTCACACAACAAAATCTCCTCATAGACGACTCCGTCGTTGAACTTGGAAAAAATAACTATGAATCCAATCAGGGTTTCGATTTAGGTTTTATAATGACACGATCATCGGCGGTGTCCAACGTTGGAATTGGTTATCGTGAAGGTCAAGATGAATTCTTTCTTGGGTATACAGACAATAACGCATACGAACACTATATAACACCCAATAGCGATAATAATGTTAAATTTCACGTGTATGGTTCTATCGTGACAGACTCAAATGTAGGGGTGGGAAATACTTCGCCCGTACACACACTTGATGTTGGTTCAAATCTATACGTTGACGATACCGCGTCAAATATTTTAGTTGTACACGGCGACGCAAAAATTGATGAACAACTTTTTGTCAATGATTTAACAGTTTCAAATGTTTTGGATATTTCTGGAAATCTGAATGCTCTAGCTGAATTAAATATTACTGGTAACGTGTACGCCGCTTCAAATGTTGACGTGTCTAAAGAACTTAATGTGGCGGGTGACGTGCATGCATCTTCAAATATTATCGTGACACGAGAACTTATTGTATCTGGAAATACAAATGCAAATGCAGACTTGAATGTATTGGGTGATACCCATGCGTTTGCCAATTTATATGTCTACAACGATGAAACTATATATGGTAATTTATATGCGACCTCAAATGTTGACGTATCCAAAGAACTCAACATATCTGGTAATGTGTACGCATCTTCGGATGTTAACATAACTGAAGACCTCAATGTGTCTGGTAATACAAACGCGTTGTCACATCTCAATGTCACCGGTAATGTGTACGCATTTTCAAATGTGAATGTAACCCAAAATCTCAATGTCACGGGGAATATTTTTGGCTCTTCAAATATAGTGGTTTCGAGGGATCTACAGGTATCTAGAGACACATACACATCAAACTTAATCGCAAACAAAAAAATTACCGCGTTTGGGGATATCGAAGCGTTTTCAAACGTTGATATCGATAAAAATCTTGCGGTGTCTGGTAACGTCTCTGCACAATCAAATGTTAGTGTTTGGGATGACTTGGATGTAGGTGGAAATGTATATGCATTAAAAAATGTGAATGTCACAAAGGATGTTAATGTGTCCGGAAACGTACACGCACTAAAAAATGTCAATGTCACAAAAGACATTACTGTGACTGGAAACGTTTATGCAACTTCAAATATTGTCGTGTCAAAAGACGCGGTGATAAAAGGTGAACTCTACACAAATGGTAATGCATTTATATCAAAAGAACTTACCGTGACCCGAGATATTACCGCATCATCAAACTTGGGAGTCACGAAAGATCTCACAGTTACCGGTAACGTGTTTGCCAATTCGAATGTAAGTATTGCAAATGAATTGGATGTCTCTGGAAATGCATATATTTCAAAAAAGTTGTATGTCACTCAAGATGTAGTCGCGAGTTCGAATGTAGATGTCACACGAGACGTTAATGTGACACGAGACGTTCGTGTCACACGAGATGTGGTTGTTACGGGTAATGTTACCGCAACCTACTATCATGGTATCGGTAATGCGCTGACAGATATCACGTTAGAACAAGTTACGTCATATGGGAATACAACTTCAAACACAGTGTTTTTTAACAATCCAAACATAGCCGTCGTCACAGATGGTGATATGGGTGTGGGTACAGATACACCCGATCATAAACTTCACGTCGCGGGTGATATTAGAGCCGACACGGACATATACGCCGTACGCTACCACGGTGACGGTGGCTTGTTGGCAAATGTGTCACTTCAAGTTGTGAGCGATAAGGGAAATACCACATCAAATACCATTCAATTTACAAACCCAACGACAGCTTTGACGACGGATCTGACTTCAAATGTTGAAGTTAAATTAGATCAATTGGCGAATGTGGTTTTGACAAATTACCTCAATGAGGACATGCTCGTCTATGATGGTTCAAATTGGGTGAATCAAAAACAAAATCATACATTTTTGTACGCAAAGGCTGCTGTTGCATTATCTAAAGGTGACGTCGTCTACGCGACCGGCGCCGTTGGTAACGATACATTTCTCGTCGACAAGGCAGACGCTCGTGATCCCACGAAAATGCCAGCGCTTGGCATCGTGTATCAAGATTTGGCTCAAAACGGACAGGGTCTCATCGTTACATTTGGACGCGCCGATAGTGTTCCTCTTGATAGTTTCATAGAGGGTGAAACAGTCTATGTGAGTAACACGGTACCCGGTGGTCTATCAAATGTCATACCTCACGGTGAGATAAATGGTGTTCCCAACCTTATCCAAAATATAGGTATTGTGGTCAAACCACACGTCTCACAAGGTATTGTGTCCGTGACTGGTGTCGGCCGTACAAATGCGATTCCAAACGCAAATGTAATCACACAAACACCCACATATGTCTATACGGATGGCAGTACTAACCAAAATACTCTACACAAGATTGTACCCGCCAATCTTCTCACAAAACTTCAAACCCTCGAACAAGTCGTGAATACTGGAAACACTGTGGCGAATACAATCAATCTGACAGGTCTCACAACAACCGCGGGTGTATCTATCGGCAGTCTCTCCGAGAATTACTTACCAGTGGTAGGCGCTAACAATTATCTCGTAGATTCGTCAATACGAAGAGATAATGGAAGTATTATCATTGATGCGGATACTGAAATAACAGGTAATCTATATGTATCCGGTAATTCAATTACAATTGCTTCAAATAGTCTTGTTATTAACGATCGAATTTTGGGTATCGCAAATAACAATCCAAGTCACGATTTAGATACAGGTTTCATTATTGAACATCCCGGTCACAATATTGCACTCATCCACCACGGTGATGAAGATCGGTTTTCTATCGGCTACACACAAAATACATTCACAGATGAACACGTAATTCCAGATGTAAGTAATATATTCTTATTCGATGTACTAGGTAATGTTCACGTACAAAACAATATAGTTGTGAGTGACACGGTGTATTCCAATCTTTTCCAAGGTGATGGAGGTCTTCTTTCCAATTTAGCGACAAACTTCGAAGAGATTATCATTAATGGTAACACAACTTCAAACACGGTTGAATTTAGAGGAGCCACGAGCTTGGTGACGACTGGTTCTGTCGGCATTTCAAATACACAACCAGGTCACGATCTCTCGGTGGGTTCAAACCTATATGTAGACGACACCGGTTCAAATGTCATCCACGTCGTTGGTAATATTTACGCGACGAGTTTTATTGGTGACGGTTCTCAACTCGACAACATCGCTTCAAACTTGGAAGAAATCGTAATCAATGGTAATGTTTCTACGGGTACTATTCAACTCACCAATCCGAATATCGGTTTAGTCGCCACGGGTAATGTACAAGCATCTCGGTTCATTGGGGATGGATCATACCTCACCGGACTCGTCACAACCCTCGAAGATGTAGCGAATAACGGAAACACGACATCCAATACAATCCAATTTACAAACGCGGGTGTTGGTATAGTGGCCACGGGTAATGTACAAGCAGCTCGGTTCATCGGTGATGGATCCTACCTCACTGGTCTCGTCACAACCCTCGAAGATGTAGCGAATAACGGAAACACGACATCCAATACAATCCAATTTACAAACGCGGATGTTGGTATAGTGGCCACAGGTAATGTACAAGCAGCCCGGTTCATTGGTGATGGATCCTACCTCACTGGTCTCGTCACAACCCTCGAAGACGTGGCGAACAATGGAAACACGACATCCAACACAATCCAATTTACAAACGCGGATGTTGGTATAGTGGCCACAGGTAATGTACAAGCAGCCAGTTTCATTGGTGATGGATCACAACTTAGTAACATAGCTTCTAACTTTGAAGAAATAATTATAAATGGTAATACGTCATCAAATACAGTGGAATTTAGAAATGCGACTAGTATTGTCACGACAGGTTCCGTGGGTATAGCAAACTTAAATCCACAGTACGATCTTCAAGTCGGTTCTAATCTTTGGGTTGACGACACAGGATCTAATGTATTGACGATTAACGGTAATGTTTTGGCTCACAAAATAACACTCGATAGTATTCAGATTGCCTCGGTGTACGCACTTGAGTATGTGACAATGACCGGTAATACCACATCGAATACAGTAGAGTTTATAAACTCCACGACAGGTCTCGTCACGACAGCAAATGTCGGGATCGCGAATGCGAATCCAATTCACACACTCGATGTGGGTTCTAACCTATATGTCGACGATGCGAGTTCTAATGTTTTGTATGTAAATGGAAATGTTCACGTAGCTGGATCCCAACTTACAACTGATGGAAAAGTAGGTGTCGCAAACACAAGCCCCCAACATGACTTAAGTGTGGCCTCAAACCTATATGTCGACGATGATGGGTCGAATGTCCTCGTCGTCACGGGTAATGCGTCTTTCGGTAGCACCATAACATTGGGTGCTATAGAAATTACAACAGCGTATAATCTAGAAGAAGTCACAGGTCAAGGTAACACGACATCGAATGTAATCCAATTTACAAACTCAAACGTTGGTTTAGTGGCGACAGGGGGTATCATCACCAACAAGGACTCGTACGCTTGTAAGAGATACGCATACAGTAATGTGAGTGTTCCATTTGGGTTTTCAAATGTTGAAATGACGTTTGCATCTAATGTCTTTTACGCGAAAGTTACAGCTCAACTACTTCATGGTAATGAAGAAGTCAGTACACTAACATTTGATGCTCAGGGTGGTACAAGAAATGGAACCGAATCATCACTTGACGTGGCAATTGGTTCAAAGTCTCTATTTGGAAATACAAATACAAAGCCATGGAGTTCAGTGGTCGCAACAACCCCAACAAAAGTTATTTTAGAACCAATTGGAGCCGGTACACAAACGTATGGTATCGATCTCTTTGTAGAATATATGTCATCGGCACCAGATGGTAAGTTAAATTCGATTAACATAGGTGAAGATACCGTAAAATCTTTTATATATTAATATTAATGGCGTCGACGAACATTCAAACTTTTCCGGGAAAAGTTGGTGTTTCTAACACGAATCCTATACATACACTTGATATTGGTTCAAATGTATATATAGATGATACAGCGCAAACTAAACTTAGAATTATTGGTAATATTCACGCTTCAGGAGTTACAGTGGATGGAACCATAACAGCGATAGATAGTGAAAATCTCTCGGTGAAAGATCCAATCATTCTATTAGCATCTGGAAGTACGGGGACTAGTGATACGGGTATTATTATGAAAAGAGCTGACGGTGACTCCAATGTCGCTGTTTTTTATGACGAGGGGGTGGGACTTAAAATTGGGCATACATTATCGACCGCTCAAGATATTCACATTTCCGTTGATTCTAGCAACTCTCTTTCTACGAGTATTTATGGCCCGGTCACAGTGGCACACTCTTCGGCGCAAGCTCTCGTTGTTCAAGGTGGTGCTGAAATTGCCGACGACTTTAAAGTTGGTGCTTCTAAACTTTTTGTGGATGTTTCGGCGTCCAATGTAGGTATTGGAACGGATGCACCCCTCGCGACCCTCGATGTTCACGGCACGGCCAATGTGGGTGCTTTGACGGTGGTTTCAATCTCCGGTGACGGGTCGGGACTCTCGTCTATCCAATCCTCAAACGTCAGCGACTTTGCCTCTAATGTGACCCGCATTGGGACCCTCGAGACGGATTTGGGATCTAATGTGACGAGGATTGGTACCCTCGAGACGGATCTGGGGTCGAATGTGACGAGGATTGGTACCCTCGAGACGGATCTGGGGTCGAATGTGACGAGGATTGGTACCCTCGAGACGGATTTGGGATCTAATGTGACGAGGATTGGTACCCTCGAGACGGATATGGGGTCGAATGTGACGAGGATTGGTACCCTCGAGACGGATTTGGGATCTAATGTGACGAGG